CGCCCACATGACGGCAACGGATCCGTCCGCAGCATCAGCCGCATCGAGGACCTCCTGCCGGACGAGATGAACGCGAACCGGGGCACCGAGCGCGGCCTCGGGATGCTGGCGCACTCGCTGGAACAGTACGGCGCCGGGCGCAGCGGCCTCGTGGACCGCAACGGCAAGATCATCGCCGGCAACAAGACCGTCCAGGCGGCCGCCGAGAAAGGACTCGCGGTCCGCGTAGTCCGGACCGACGGCACGGAACTCGTAATCGTGCAGCGCACGGACCTCGACATGGACGCCGACCCGCGGGCCCGGGCCCTGGCGGTCGCAGACAACCGCGTGGCCGAGATCGACCTCGCCTGGGACGGCGAACAGCTGGCGGACCTCCAGTCCCGCGGCGTAGACCTCGGGCAGTTCTTCATGGCCGACGAGTTGGAGCGCGTAATCGCGGGCCGCCCCTACGGCAACGCCGCCGCCGACGGAACCGGACCGGGCCCCGGCGACGGCGTGTTCACGTTCGCCGTCACGCTGTCGTCGGCCCAGCACGGGCGCCTGATGCGCGCCATCGACAAGCTACGCAAGCAGGCCGACTGCGACGTCGCCGGCGCCATCGACCAGATGGCCCGCGGCGTGCTAGGAAAGAGGGCGTAACGGAGGCAAGGGCGCCCGCAAGATGCTCTCCGTCTCGATGGACACGACCGGCGACTCCGTCGCGCTGGCGGTCCTCCTCGCGCAGATCGCCCGCCGGCCGTCGGATCGCGACAGGGCGGCCGAGTGCGCCGTGACGCTCGCCCAGCAAGGCCTACGGGCGGCGCGCATGCTAGGGTTGTATCCGTCCGAACCTCCACCGGAAGACTAGGCGGCGGACAGAAAGAAGTGACCGACCCTGCGGACACGCGAACGCCTCGGGAAACGAGGAGGGCACAAGCGAGCAGCCCGCACCAAGTTCGCGACGGCCGCCCGCGAGAGCGAGATCGCGGACCTCTACCTCGACGGGCGACCGCAACAGCAGATCGCCGCCATGCTCGGCGTCGGGCAGGCGACGGTGTCGCGACAGCTGTCCGAGGTTTACAACCGCTGGCTTCAGGAGAACGCCGACAAGGTCGGCCACGTCCGGCGGCGCGAACACGCCCGCCTGCTACGCGAGCTTTCGATCCTCGAGATGCGGCGCGAAACGGAACTCGGACTCCTCGAAGCGCAGCGCGCCCAGCTGTCCGTCGTCGAGGAGGAACTCCGCGCGGCGTGGCTCCGGTCGCAGCAGGACCGGCGCCAGACCAAGCAGCAGCAGATGGTCAAGCGGACCGATGCCGGGCTGACGCCGTCCGGGGAAGTCATGGCGACCGTGACCACCGAGGGGCAGGTCGGCCATCCGTCCTTCGTGCGGGGCCTCGCTGACATCATCGAACAGCGGCGCAAGGTGTCGGAGACCATCACCACTACGACGGTCCGCTTCGCGCTGGCCGTCGCGGAACTCCACGACCGGATCCGGCGCCTGTTCGGCCTCGAGGAGATCCCGGGCGGCGGCGCGCCGGCGGACACGGGCTCGCCGCGCGTGCTGGTGATCAGGGTCGGCAAGAACGGCAACGGGAACGGGAACGGGTCCAATGGAAGCGGAAACGGAAGCCTCCCCACAGCACGACGACTCACCTGACGTCGAGGAGTACCGTTTCGACCTCCCCATCGAAACGGACGACGACCTCCGCACGTTCCTGAAGGTCGCCTGGGGCGTCGTGATCCCCGACGTCCGCGTGTGCGAAGGCCACGTCTCGCCTTTCGAAGCGTTCTCGGAGGCGTTCTTCGCGCGCTACCCGGTGACGGTCTGGAAGGGATCGCGCAAGCTCGCCGGCAAGACGTTCACGCTGGGCACGCTGGGACTGACCGAGGCCGCGACCCTGGGCTGCGACGTCAACGTCCTCGGCGGGTCGGGCGAGCAGTCGGCGCGCGTGCTGGAAACCCACGAGCAGCTGTGGCGCCACCCGTGGGCCCCGCGGGAACTCCTCGCTTCGCGGCCGGCGATGAAGTCCACGCGCCTGACGAACGGCGCGAAGCTGCGCGCACTGATGGCGTCGCAGACGTCCGCCCGCGGCGGCCACCCATGCCGGCTCCGCATGGACGAGGTGGACGAGATGGACCTCGAACTCCTCAAGGCCGCGCTAGGCCAGCCGAAGAGCCTAGGCGACGTCGCCTCCCAGGTCGTGCTGTCCTCGACGCACCACTATCCGAACGGCACCATGTCCTCGGTCCTCGACATGGCCGAGGAGATGAACTGGCCGGTCCGTATCTGGTGCTGGCGCGAGACGTCGGCGCCGCCGACCGGCTGGTTGACGCTCGAAGAAGTCGAACGGACCCGGCAGACCGTGCCCAAAGAGACGTTCCGTGTAGAGCACGATCTTGGCGAGCCGGATCCGGGCGCGCTCGCCATCGACCCGGCCGCGGTCAAGGCCATGTTCCGCCGGGAGTTGGGAGTGTTCAAGGGCACGCCCGGAGAACAGATCTTGCGCCCGAACCTGCGACGCGCTAGGGTGTACGCGCATGGGGCGGATCTGGCCTTCGTTCGCGACTGGTGCGTGTTCGTCACCTTGGAGGCGGACGTGACGCCGTTCCAGCTGGCCGCGTTCGAGCGTTTCCGCCGCAAGCCTTACCCGCTGGTCGCCTCCCGCCACGACGAACGCTGCGAGATGATGCCGGGCGAGTCGCGCTACGACAAGACCGGCGTGGGTATCGCGGTCGGGCAGCTGATGGCGGCCCCCAACACCGAAGGCGTCACGTTCACGGGCGGCGCCGGCCCGAACTCCCGCGCCCGGATCCTGGGCGACTACGTCGCGGCCTGCGAGAAGGGCTCCTTCGTGTTCCCGTTCATCGAGTCGCTCTATCAGGTCCACGCGCGCGTCACCAACGAGGCCCTGTACGGCAGCGGCCATCCGCCCGACGAGATCGTGGCCTGCGCGCTGGCGTACCGCGCAGCGAAGCGCATGAGGTCCGGGTTCACCGCGCCCCACAGCATCGGCAGCAAGTCCTACTGGCACGTCCCGACGAAGGCGTGAAGGAGCGACCATGAGCAGCGGTCCCGCGTTTCCGTCTTCGTCGTCGTCGGGGGCGGCCGGCGTCAGCGCGCCCCAGCAGGTCGATCCGTTCGAGGAACTCGGCGCGACCGGGTTGCGTTACTTCGCCGGCGTGATCCAAGAGGAGTTCCAGAAGGAACTCGTCGGCAAGAAGGGCGCGCAGATCATCCGCGAGATGGCCGCCAATTCGTCCGTGCTGGCGTCGTCGCTGTTGGCGATGGAGTTGTCGCTACGCCAGATCAGCTGGGACGTCGAATCCGCGGACGAGTCGCCGGCGGCGCTCGAAGCGGCCGAGCTCGTCAAGTCGGGCCTCGACGACATGAGTTCGTCGTGGGAGGACACGCTCTCCGAGATCTACTCGTTCCTGCGTTTCGGGTGGTCGTATCAGGAGGTCGTCTACAAGAAGCGCGGCGGCGACAGCGCAGACCCGCGGTTCCGGTCCAAATACAACGACGGGAAGATCGCGTGGCGCAAGCTGACCATCCGGTCGCAAGACTCCCTGTTCGAATGGAAGTTCGAGGAGAACGGGAGCGGGATCCGCGGCCTCGTGCAGATGCCGCCGCCCCGATACGACCTGCGCTACATCCCCATCGAGAAGGCGCTGCTGTTCCGGACCACCGCGGCCAAGGGCAACCCCGAGGGCCACTCGCTGCTGCGCGCGGCCTACTTCCCCTGGTACTTCAGCAAGCGGATCATGGCCATGGAGGGCATCGGCATCGACCGCGACATGACCGGCGTCGCCGTCGCCGGCGTCCCGCCCGAGTACCTCCTCGACAGCGCGACGCCGGAACAGAAGGCGACGCTGTCCGTGGTCAAGAAGCTGGTCCGCGACCTCAAGCGCGACGAGGCGCAGGGCATCGTGAAACCCCTCGCCTACGACGAGAAGAACAACCCGCTGTTCACGCTGGAACTCATGGCGTCGGCCGGCCAGCGGGCGCACGACACCACGAAGATCATCCAGCGCTACGACCTCCGCATGGCGCAGACGGTGCTGGCGGACTTCCTGATGCTGGGCCACGACGCGGTCGGATCGCGCGCGCTGGCCGAGCCGAAGCTCGACTTCTTCAGCCTTGCCCTCAACGGCTACGCGAACATGACCGCGGCCGTGATCAACCGCCACGGCATCCCGCGGCTGATGAAGCTGAACGGGATCCCGACCGAACTGTCGCCGGCGCTGCGCCCGGCCGAAGTGAAGTCGCGCGACCTCAAGGA